GAGGCGCTTTTAAAAGCTCCGTAAGTGTATTTATCATTTGTTACGTTATCCCAATCTTTTGCCAGGTCGGCGCTGTCGTCAATATCAAGACATAAAAACCCCGAGTGCTGNGCNANNCCCTCTTTNTTGCGTACCTCGGGNAAGGTCCCCGAAATNGTNACGTAGGGAAGTGTTTTTTCTTTCAGCTCNTTACGTTTCTTTTTGTTNGGTTCGTTGTTTATTGGGTCNATTAGGTGCTTAAAAGTCCCGTGCTTTACATTNTTTAAAAATTCGTTTACGCTGGTTTCTCTCTCGGGAGTTCGCGCGTATATCTTTGGAAAAAAGCTTATTTGCATAGTTTNAAATTTTAGGGGGGGTGTAATATAGTNTTTTTTTAATTGCCTCTTTTAATTGGTTGGGGCCTCCGTTTCTTCTCTTGCATNTTTAATTGTATGTAAACCCAGTTAGGTTTATAGCCCTTNTTTTGCGCGTGTTTCTTTAGCTCCTCTTTACTTGCTGTGTTAGGGTTAAAGACCTTTCCAGCCCCTCGGCTTACATTTTTNAGCCCTTTGGTAACTTCCACAAAGTCAGCCTTTAAAAGTGCTTTNGCTTTTATTTTAAAAAGTTCTCCACACTCAAAACACACGCGGGCGCTGGCGTAATTCATGGCCTCACAGCTTGGGCACAGCTTCACGGGTGCCACGCCGTTACTGTTACGCCGCTTTTTTACTAGCTCCCAGGTTCTAGCGTCTTGCCATAGTCCGTGCTCGTAGACGTTGGCGCCCATGTCGATACACACAAAGTTTTTTTTGTTCTCATGGAGCCTTGAGCCCCTCCCAACCATTTGGAGGTATAGGGGTAGGCTTTTTGTAGCCCTGTTAATAATTACCGCCTCGATGCTTGGCTCGTCGTAGCCTGTTGTTAAGACACTGCAATTAGACAAAATTTTAAAAACCCCTTTGCTAAAGTCCTCCAATATTTGGCGCCTCCTTGCTTTTGGTGTTGAGCCGTCTAGGTGCTCGGATGGGTAGCCCGCCCGCCTAAACTCTTGCACCATGTTTTTTGAGTGCTCTACATTAACGTTAAAAACAAGGGCTTTTTTACCCTCAGCAAATTGGCGGTATTTTTCTACCACTCCCTCGTATAGCTTAGCTTTGTTAAATTTCTCGTATAGCGCGGCGCTGTTGTAGTCGTTCCCCGTTATTTTTACGCTTGAAAAGTCCTCTTTTGCAGCATAGGTAATGCAAGGAACTAAAAACCCACTTTTTAAAAGGTCGTCAATAGTTACAGGCTCTATAATTTTGTCGTATAGTTCGTGCAGGCTAGTTTGTTTCCCTGTCCTCATTGGGGTGGCTGTGGCTCCTATAAAAAGGGGGTTGTAGGGGGTTTCCTCTTTGTACTTCTTTATTATTTTATCAAATGTCTGTTTGTGGGCCTCATCTATTATAATAATATCCACCTCGGGCAGCTCCCGCCTTACTAAGGTATCCACAGAGGCTAGGTAACAGTTATTTAAGTCTTGCTTATATCCTGGCGCTATTATCGTTGGGTATAGTCCTAGGCGGTTTAAATTATATTCGGCCTGGCCTATTAGCTCCTTTCTGTCGCAAATTATCATAACTTTACGCCCCATTTTTATGGCTCCCTTAGTGATTGTGGTAAAAACTATAGTTTTGCCTCCTCCCGTTGGTATACATAAAATTAGGGACCTAAAGCCACTTTTAAACGATGAGCGTAAACCGTTTACGCTTTCGAGTTGGTAGGGTCTTAAATTCATTTTTTTGTTAGATAATAAAAGCTTTCTTGTATTTTTATTTTTGTGAAGTCCTCCGAAAAGGTTACTATGGGTTCATCGGGGTATAGCTTGTAATTACTTATATAGTGTTTTAAGTGAAAAACTAGCTCATCCTTATTTTTAAGCCCTGGCACCTTTATAAGCGTTTGGGACTCAAAGCCCAAAGCTTTAACCCTTTGCCCGTGTGGTGGGTCATACAGGGCAAAAATTCGCCCCGTGTTGGCCCGTAAAAAATCCACCATTTTAAGGTACTTTGTTTTATTGAATTTCATTTCCCTTGTAGTTCAGTTATACACTCCTTAAAATACTCGTTTCCCGCCTTATAAGCCTTTTTAACGTCCTTTACCTCCTCGGGTGTTATCTCTATAGCCTCGCTAATTGTTATTCTCTTATTCGGCGCGTGGTGTCCTACTTGGTGCAAAGTAATGTCCTCCCAGTCGGGGACTAGCTCGGCGGGGGTGTCAGTAATGCAATAACAAACAAAAGCTTTTTTAAACTTCCATAAAATTAAATATCCTTTTTGTTGCCAATCGTAGCCCGCTTCTTTTACTTTCTTATTTAAGTCCTCTTGAAAAGCGGGGAAGGTCGAAATATCCCAGGCGTTTTTTATGTCTATAATAACGCCGTTTTTTTTGTCTACGATGTCGGCCTCTCCTGTTAGCCAACTTAAAGTTTTGCGCTCCTCATTTTTTACATAGTCGGCCCCGTGTATCTCTGCCAGCATATTTATAGCCGCGTCCTCATTTTGGTGTCCCTTGTCCAAGTATTTATTTTCTATTTGCTTGCGGTAACCGTAAAAAGTTTCTTTTGCCGTTTCTTTAATCCAAGTTTTAGCGGTTGTGGATAGCTCCCAGGCGTCTTTAAATGGTTCTAGCTCGCCCGCTTTTGCGGTAAGCTCAGAAAGTTTTAAAAGCTTGTTTTGTGCTGTCTTGGTTGTCTTGTTAGCTATGGCCTCATATTTGGCGCTTTCCTCGGTTATCTTTGCCACAGTGTCGGCGTATATTTGGGCCCTGCCCTTTGTTTTACTTTGCCCCATTAGTTTATATAAGGAGCTGCAACGTATTATTAAATTTTCCATTGGTTTGGTTTTGCGTGTTAAAAAAGGAGGGCTAGGCCCTCCGTGTTGTTAAAATCCTATTTCGTCCGCTTGGGGCTCAAGAAAGTCGTCTTTCTCTTCCACCTTTGGCGTTTTCTTTGGCGCTTCCTTTGGCGCTTTTGGTGTTGGCTCGCTTGGTGCCTCCCCTGGCATTCCTGGCCAGTTAGTTAAGTCGATTAAGTTCTCTAAAAAGTCGAGCTGGTCGCTGTCGTCCCAGGTGTTTTTGCCTTTTACTTTTATTTGCTTTAACTCGGGGAAGCCGTTAGGAATTTCGCGTGTGTAGGCTGGCTGAACTTTCCCCGCCTTGCTAATTTCTCCTTGATAAGGTACCGCGTAATAGTTCTTTACGGGCTCCCCTTTTTTGTTAACGTCGTCTATTGTGTAACATACTAAGGCTAAGTCTTGGCTAAGGTCAATATTTGGCAGCCTTTTAAGTAGTGTTTTACCCGAGCTGTTAAATTTAAAGTCTAGGGCGTAAAACTCGGGGCTGTGCTCGTCCTCGGTAACGTCAAAAATTAATTGAAATTCCTTTCCATAATTACCGTTCTTAATTTTACAGTCTATTAGCTGTCCCGTTATTTGGTCAACTTTAACCTCGTAAATTGTTTTACCTTCATTAGGTCCCATTTCCAGCTTTCGGCTTATGGCTCCTTTTGTATTTTCGTCTACTCTCCTGGTAAACTGTCCACGGGAAAAGCTAAAATACTTTATTGGATTTTCGTTTGTGTGTTGTGCTCCTCTTTGCATAATAATTTAAATTAGGGGGTTTATATTGGTTTTAAAATTTCGACTAATTGCTCAAGCTTTAAAAGTATATTTTCGCTTTGCACTTTGCCCTGTACTACGTTTGTAACTTTTGTTTTCCCTTGCTGGGTGTCATACTTTGGCCACTTCTTAATAAATAGCGGGACCACGCTATTGGGAAGGGCAGCTTTTGCCGCTTCAATCCTTGTAACAAATTCAACTTTATTCATGTTTTTAATTTTAAAAAGTGGTTATTAATAATATAAAAGTGAAAATTAATACTATTAGACTTGTCATGTAATTTTTTGGGCTCATGGCGTTGTTTTTTTCTTAAAGATACGTTATAAATTCTCTTTTTACCAAATTTTAAGTATTAACTATTAACATTAAATTGTTAATACAATATATTTGCAAATATGGGCCTAAATTCCCTATTTTTACAAAAAAACATTTACTATGTCAATCACATTTTTTAAGCCTCCCCACTGGGAAAATAGGAACTCCAAAGCTAGCCGCCTTTGTCGAGAAATAAAAGAAGGTAAACAGGTAAGCCGTTGGGAGGTCTACCCTTTGCGGCGGCGTATGCTACAAATAGCGGCAAAAGACAAAAACCTAAAAGAGGAATTAAATATAATAATAGACGAGGCCGAGGGGTCAATATAAATTAAAAACTATGTATAAAATAGACCAACATATAAAACGGTTACAACTTATTCCTGTGGCCTTAATTAAAGCCCATAACGTTAAGAGCGTTGTAATAAGCGGCCTTAGTTACGATATAGAGGAAACCATAAGAATGGCCAAGGTAGAGGCTAACCACATTTTAAACAATAATAAATTAATGTTTACAACGTATTTCGAAATTGATTTAATAAACCTTTTACAAAATTACTAAAATGAAAAATAAACAAGACGCTAAGAGACTAATTTTAAACCTTCAAGACGCCGGTATTACTAGCGCCTATATAAACCTAATTTTAAAAACTGTCCAAGAGGAAAATATTGCCACTTTTCGCGACGGATGGAAAAGTGGCAAAGAGGAGGCGCGGGAAACATTTACCGAAAAGCTGAGCCACTCGGAAAACTACAACACCCAATATTTAACCGCGTGGACAAAAAAAGCCAAGCTATGAATATTGAAAATAATAACGGCCTAATAAATTGTATTGGGTTGTCCATGTTACTAACCTTTTTAAAAGTTTATAACGATATTTCTATAGGCTGGGCTCTCGTATTTTTACCAATATGGGGGCCGCCTTTGGCTTATCTTTTTATATGTATAATTTTTCACTACCGTAATAAAAGAAAATAATATGAGTAAAATGAAATTAACCCGCCCGATTATAGTTTTTGATTTAGAAACTACAGGGCTAGACCCAGCCGAGGACCGTATTATACAATTTAGTATTATAAAACAATTTCCAGGCACTGCCGAGGCTCCGCAAAGGGTTACCCGCTTTGTAAACCCGTGCCGAGAAATACCCGAGGCAGCTATTAAAATTCACGGCATAACAAACGAGCAAATAAAGGATGCTAAGCCCTTTAAAGAAATGGCCGAGGGAATAGCTAAATTTATCAAAAACTGCGACGTAGTGGGCTACAATTCCAACCGCTTCGACGTTCCTTTTTTACTCTATGAATTTGAAAGGGCCGGAATATTCGACGCCTTAGACTCTGTGGAGTTTATAGACGTTTTTAACCTTTACTGTAAGTTTAACCCTCGCACACTTTCCCAAGCTTACGCGGACTACTGCGGCAAGCATTTAGACGGCCACAAAGCGGACGCGGACGCCCTAGCCACTTGGGAGGTACTACAGGCAATAATAAGCGAGCACGGGGAAGAAATAACCGCCGAAAATATCCAAGGCCCAACGGTTAACGCTTTGGCCCAAATGAGTAAAAGAAGTAAAAATATTGATATATTAGGGGTCATCGTAGAAAACGACAAAGGCGAAGCGGTTTTCAATCTTGGAAAACATAAAGGCAAGCCAATAAAAAGCCAGCGCACCTACTGCAATTGGTTATTAACAAAGGGCAATTTTGCCGAAAATACAAAGCGAATTGTAAAAGAAATATTAAACACCAAAACATGAAAGGGTTAAAATTATCCGAGAAATTAACAGAGGGAAATTTTAAAGGCGTGGAGCTTTCCCAAGCTATTGAAACAGACGTAAACCACGTTAAGGACCGCGTAGAAAATTACGGGCTAGAACTTGAGCCAGTCGCTCGGGCTTATTACACCTTCCACCTAGAACGCGCCGAGGACCAAATTAATAATACGATGTACTAATGGGGCAATTATTGGTAAAAATAGCTTTTGTTTTTATTGCCTTAATAATTATTATAGTTAACGCGCTAAAATTCAAAAAAAAAGGGGGTAGATAGCCCCCTTTTACTTTCCCCCTAAAAAAGCAAGGCGTTAAGCCTCTGTTTTATTTTTGTCTACTGGCTTTCCAATAGTTAAGTTTTTTATTTTTTCGCTCAGTCCTATAGCAATAAAAGCGCCTGTTAAAATACAACCTATACCAGCATAAAGACCCATTTTGTTGTTTTCTTTTACCGCCATTTCTAGGAACTTAATACCTTCATAAATTAAATATCCACCGCCTCCAAGCTTAAAAATACGCTTTGAGCTTAGCTTTTTGTCGTGATCCTTAAAGGCTGAGGCGCTAACTTTTGTAAAGCCGTTTACTGTTTCTGTTAATGTTTTTAAAAACTTCATTTTTTTAGTCTTTTTTTAATTAATGGCATCGCTAAGCCCTCTAATAATTTTATTAAGTCGTACCCTAAAAATCCTAGTATAAAGTCCCCTGTAAAGCTCCAAGCTGCGAACTCGGGGAAATACTTAGGACCTAAAAACGCTAAAAATATTTCGGGTAAAACTAAAAGTAATACAAAAGCTGTTAAGTAATGGCCTACCCACCTTATAATATGCTTTTGGTCGAAATATTTAACTATTTCAAAGCTTCTTTTTTTCTTTGACAGGCTTAAAGCCTTGTACTTTAAAACTACAAAAAGGCGAACGGTAGCCGAGAGGACCACGAGTAAAAAATCCCACGCCGTAATAAACGTTAAAGGGGTTATTTCCTCAGTCATTTAAAAAGGCGTAAATAGTTCTTAAATGAGCTTGCACGACTTTTTTAATTGCCTCCTCGGTTAACATTTCGGCGGCCTCCTCTAGGTTATCCATAAAAAAAGACTCTGTTAATATTGCTGGTCCCATTGTGTTTTTTAGCACGTAAAAATTAGCTTCTTTGTCGCTGTCCCCGTCGCTCGTGTCTTTTCGGCCTCTATGGGTTGGAAAGGCCTCAGCCATAAAGGCCATAAAATCACTAGCTATTTTGTCGCTCGCTGTTTCTCCTGGGCTAGTATATACCTCGTAGCCGTGGCCCCCTCCCGCGTTGGCATGTACTGAAACATAAAGGGCGTTTTGTGGGCCATATTGCACGGCGTATTTATTAGCTTCTTTTACTCGCTCCCTTAAAGGTTTGTCGGCTTGCGTGTCTACGACATCCACAAAGTTAACCCCCGCGCTTTTTAAAGCCTCTTTTATTTCCTCTACCACTTGCCTGTTATAGACTCCCTCGTAAACTGTAAAGCCGTTAGGGTGTTTATACATTTTTTTGGGAGCTGTAACGTATTGGCCATTTATTAGGCCGCCATGTCCTGGGTCTAAAAGTATTATTTTACCGCTCATTTTTTACTTTTTTTATTCACACATTTTAAGGCCTCCCAAATCCTACGACGGTTTAAAAGTATGTATATTAAAGTCGTTAATAAAGTCCCTATTTTTACACAAACAGCCAAATAAAGGTTTAATTCCTCCATTGAAATACTTAAATAGCCTAAAACGCCCGTAAAGGCTAGTATAGTAGTGTCGGTTAACTTGTCGGACATTTTAATAATTTTACATTACCATAAAAAAGTTATTTTCTCCCCCTCCGCTGCTTGCCAGTCCTTTAATTTCTACCCTATCTAGTGTTAAGTTTACGTTGTTAGTGGTTGCCCTTACGCTTATGGCTCCAGCGTCGTGTGCCGTTGCTGAGATAGCCCCCACAGCCACGCGCTTATTTATGTTATGGTTTGTTCTTGAAACGTTTGTTCCTGTTGGAATTTGCACTGTTTGGTTTGCTCCGTTACTCGTGGAAGTTACCATAATAAGGCTGTCTTGCTCAACGGTTATATTCCCCGTTCTTGGGGAAGAGCCGCCCCCTAGTTTTTGCTCTGCCCCAAAGCCTCCGCAATCTGTGAAGCTTTGAGCGTAAAAGCTTAAAGGGGTGAAAACAGTATTATTAAAATTTACCCTTAGCGCGTTGATGCCAATTTTTGGATTTACAAGAGTAAAAACCGCCATTCTACTGCTTAGGCCGCCTCTCTCTATAGTATATTCAAACTCCATAGCGTCGCCGCCATACGTCGCACTCTCGTAGCTTTTGCCGTTGCTCATTGTTAGAAACAATATTAAAAAACGGTTGTTTCCCGTGTTTTGCTCGTGGTTTATACTTCTAAAATTTGCCCCAGGGGTCGCGCTGTTTTTTGTTATATTTCCCTTTGTTGGTGCTGCCATTTTATAGCTCGTTTATACTTTTAAGTTCTTTTAGTCCCTCCGTGTTTTCTTGTTGCGTTCTCGCCTCATTTACATAGGGGGTAACGTCAAAAAAAGCGGAGATTGTAATTAATCCAATTTCTAATTTTGTCCTATTTTCGCCTAAAAACTTTCCTAGTGTAGCGTCGTAAGCCTCGTTAATTTCAATAATTAAATCTTGGTCTTGTGTAAATCCCACGGGCGTAAAGTTTAGCTGTCCGCCCTCTTCCTCTATTTTTTCAATTACTGTTATCATTCTTCGTTAATTAAAACAACGTTTTTAAGTTCTAGGCCGAAAGTTTCCGAAATAATTTTTCTTTGGTCCTCTGCATACGTCGCAATACTCCAAGTCATAACCTCAGCTATTGGGAAAGTAAAGTTTTTTAGGCGCTCCCCTTCCTTCTCAGCTTTAAAAAAGTATTTTCCACCGTTGTAAGCCTCGGCGCTTGTATAAACGTTGTATTCACACTTTAAAAGACCGTCGTTAATTACTCCTTGGTCTGAAACTGAGACTTTAATAATTGGGTCCGTTACTGTCGTGCCAAAGTCGGCGCTAATGTCTCCCGTAATTTGATAATGTATTTTATTTTTAATCATAACTTTTAATTTTATTTTTTTATGCCTCTTCTTGTACTGCTATTACGTCCCATTTTGAGTCTGTCGAATTGTACTTACAACCCACGTATAAAAGCTTGTTCGCCGTCGTTGTTGTTGGTAATGTTACCCCAATGGCTCTGAAAACTGCGTTCCACGTTAAAGCCCTGGCTGTGCCGTCGTCTTTAAATCTGAAAACTAAATCTTGGCTTTGTACTGGCGTCCCCGTTGGTGCTGCTATCGTTGTGCTTGCTGAGATGGCGGTTAAAACCCCGTCGCTTTGCTCGTCTGCATTAATTGTAAATGTTCCACCACCTAATGATTCTTGGACAGTTGGATTAACAACAGTATTTAAAATACGGTTATTTTTCATGTCCAAATTGTCCTCAAACTCAATTAAATTTGTGTTTATTTTAATTTTAACTGTTTTTGTTCCATTTACTAAAACTCTAAACGAAAAACTACCATCTTCTAAACCTGCTGTATTATCAACAATTTGAATGAACATATCTCCATACGCTGTTTTAACATTTGAAGAATTATTTAATGAGAAATCTAATCTACTTCCAAAAGTAACTCCACTACTCGAACGGTATAAATTCAAAGGTGCTTCACCTCCTTTAATAGTTGTATCTGTTTTTGAAACTGTTAATAAATCTCCCGCTTTAAATAAATTTGATGTTGTTACGTTTTCAATACATAACCCATCTACTGAATCAAAATATGAGATTACTGTAGTCGTTCCGTTTTTTATAGCAGCAATATAGGCCTTTCCATACTCTGACCCATTTGTATTACTTACAATTAGCCCTCCAAAATTTGCATAGCTTGTTTGTTCGTTAGCTGAATTTTTTAAATCAACATCATATCTAGACCCAAAGCCAACCCCGTTAGCGGGTCTGTAAAATTTAAATTGAGATACAGAGGAGGATGCTCCAACAAAATTCACATTTTGTCCTAGAACTACATTCCCACTATCCAGCCAATCCCATGTTTTGCTTGGTGTGCTGTCGTTGTCGTATAATGCTAAAGTTGTGCCCGTTGTTGTTCCTGCTCCTTGTATTTCAAAAGCGCCATTTTTAAACCTTAAAGTATTAGTAAGTGTCGCAATTATTGAACTAGGAACTGTTCCGTTTGCCGTATATATAGAGTCTCCACCACTCGCCAAGGCGTCAATGGCTTGCTTAACTCTTTGAGGTGTCCACCTTTTAACCGTTGTTACAGTTCCAGCCTCTGCCTCGCTTTGTGTTACCTCGGGTACTTGGTTGTTGTACCCTATTTCTATTTGTGCGTCTGTGGGTACTATTGTACTTTTGTTAACCGCTTGGGGTTGTCCGTTTGCGTCCCCCATCCAAACGTTATTTTGTGCCAGGTTTGGAAGTCCCGCCGCTCGTGCCGTGTTAAAAATAAATAATTGGCCACCGCTTGCCGCCGACTTTAAGACCTTGGCCACCCTTTGAATAAAAGAGCCCGCCCCTGTCGGTCTTGTAGCTGTTAGCGTTCCCGTGGTTGTGCTTATATATAAATCGGCTCCCAAGCTAAAAGCTGAGGTATTTAAGCCCGTAAGCTTTCCGAAAGTAGTTATTTTTTTTGCGTTTGTGGCGTCCATGTTCTCAGCCGCGAAGCCTATAACTGGCATAGTGCCCACAGCTCCCGCGTTGGCCTCCTCTACGGTGTGCAAATCACTGTCGAAGCCTACTAAATAAACAGGCTTCCCCTTTGCTATAGTTCCCGCGCTAGATTTCTTTGCGTTAATTACTACTGTGCCCGCTGTAATAATGTCATCCGTAATAAATTTACTCGTGGCCTTGTCGTAAAATAATAGTTTTGTGTCATCTACTATTGTGGGCGTTCCTGGTAATCCTGTGGCAACGTCTGAAAGGTCGTTAAGGTCTGAAACATTGGAGGCGAATAAGTCCCAGTCAGCCGCCACAAAAGCGCCTAGAGTGGTGGTTTTATTTGCAAAGTATAAATTTCCTAAGTAATTGGCCCCTTGTCCCGTTTCGTAAATTACACCAGTATTATACGGTTTTAAACCTACTAAAGGGCCGTCAGTTATTTTGTTAAAATTTGACTCGGCTAAATTTTCGGCCATTTGCCTAACGTCCTGGGGGCTAATTGCCTGGGTTGTATTGTCGGGCAAATTTGCCGCCGCCTCGGCTTGTAAATCATTTCTATTTTTTAAAGTCGCCATATAATTTTAATTAAAGCCGTTAATTTTAAAACCACTCGTAAAGCCTCCCCCTTGCAAAGGTTGGGTTAAATCTTTCGTTCCCGGTGTAACCCTTCTATTTATGTAAAACTCGGTTATAGGGTTCCCCACTTGCTTGGTGTAATTTATAACCGTGCCCGCTGGTATTGTTTTACCCACAAAACCTAAAGAGGGGTTATCTTGAACCAATTTAACACTATTACTCGTATTTCCATAGAGTAAATTACTTAAATCCCAAATACTTTGGGCCTCTTTTGTTGTGTATTGCTCCATTATTTAATTATCCTTTCGCCAGCTACAAAAAGCTGTTTATTAATAACCGTTACTTTTTGTGCCTTATATCCGTCCGCTTTTAGTGCTATTTGTATTCGAGCTTTTAGGCGCTGGGTTCCTCCTGTGCTCCCTAGATACCTTTTGGCCCCTACTCCTAAAGTTGGGTACTGCTTCCACCAACCCGCGTAACTGTTTATTATGTCTTTTACGTGCTGCGTGTCGCTTGCTGAGGCCTCAAAGTCGCCCGTATTAGGATTTATAAAAAGGTCGTCCAGTTCCGAGCTTACAGCGGTTAATTTAATGTCTTTTACGTTAGCCATGTGTTACGTTTTCGTTTTTAATAGTGCTAAAGTCCTCCTTATCCACCAACGTGGCTAAAGCCGCTTTAATAGTTGTTTGTAAGGCCGTCCCGCCGTCTTGAGGTACTGCCACGCCGTTATTAATAGCGCTTATAATTCCATCCACACGAGCGGTTAACTTTGCTAAATTATTAATTAATTCCTCTGCTTTTACTATTCCCCCGTATTGGTCTCCTCTTATTTCTACGTTTTGGACCTCTGAGTATAAAGAAATAAAAGCCGTGTCCTTGCTTAAAAATGTCGCTATTACTACGCTACCAATTATAGGGGTTATTTTTAAGGGGAAGTCTGCCGCCCCCGAAATTAATTTAACCCCTAATAAGTTAGGGTCTCCATTTAAAGGCTGTAATTCGGCCAAGTCGTTGGATATGCTTACCACCTTACACGGTAAACTATAAATTTCCTCCTCTTGCTTTGCTAGTTGCCTTATTATGTCGCCTATGTTTTGCGTATTCATTAACTAATGGCTTTTTGTATAAAGTTCCCGTTTTCGTCCTCGATAAGGTCGTAAGCTTTTTGTTTTATATATATTTTTTGCCGTCCCCCGGTGTTATACCCGAAAGTGGTAACTACTTGAGTAACTAAATAACCGCCCGACTGCTCGGGAATTGTTTTATTTATTAACTCTACTATGTCGCCATGGTTTACCAATGGACTAACAAAAGTTAAAAAGTGGCCCTCATATCCACTATATTTTAAACCGTCTTTTAAGCGGTCCGCCGTGGCTTGTAAGTCTGTTAAATTGTAATTGTTAAAATATAAAGTTCTTGTTTCCCCGTCTACGTCTCCCGCTGTAGCTTCTAAGGTGTTGTTATTGTCGTCTATAGACTTACAAACAACTTTTATTTTTCGCTCGCTTTCATCGATGAATTTTAGGCTATCCCCATTTATTAGGGTCGGGGTGTTAAATTCAAACCTATGGACCGTTTGGAGACTTGGGTTAACAGAAAGGCCGACATATAAAACGCCATTTCTAAAAAAGCTATATATACCATGTTTTTTTCTTAGCTCGTCCAATACCTCGGCGCTGCTAGCGTTTTTTATTCTAAACTTCCCGAGGTTCTGCTCCGCTGTAACCTGGTAACTAATCCCCTCGGGAATAATTAACTTTAATAAATCGCTTAATTTTGGGTTGTCTAGGCTTAAATTAAGCCTATTTTGTTTTAATTTATACACTTCGTCCTCTATCTCAAATAGCAAAGGAAATTTTGTTCTTACCGCTTTTATATAGCCCGTAAATACTTGTTTTATCTTTGCATTATACCCCACTTTAATGTTAACCTTATCCCCAGCTTTAAAAAGGGCGTTCGGTCCTTGGGTAATATTTGGAACGCTTTGCCCTTGTTGGTTAACGTACCTTATCCGCTTGGGAATTATAACCTTTCCACTGTCTAAAAGGTTGTCATAGCTACTAACTACACTAACCTCGTGGCAAAATTTAAAAACTTGCTCGCTTAGTGTTATTTCGCTGTCTAGTCTTACCATTAGTCTATAATCCCGTTTACCGTTAGTTCTATTGGCTCGTCCGATATTGCTTTAATCTCAAAAAGTTGGGCGTTCTCCGTGCCCTCTATTTGTGGGAAATTTACCTCCTTTATAGTTAAGTAGTGAATGTCGAAATTATCATTTAAAAACCTTGCCGCTATTTCTACGCTCTCGGGAACCTCGCAATATTCGACTAGCTGTTTTACTTGCTCCTCGGGGTATCGTTGCCCGCTTGGGTCTACTAAAACGCCCCGTATTGTTAAGTCGTAGTCATCCTGGCTTATATACTCCTTAACGGAGCCTTTAACGCCTTGGATTTTTGTTGTTATAATTTGCTTTACTATTGTAACGTCACATAAAACCGTGTCTATCTTAAAGCCTGGTTTCTCCCCGTCCTCGCTAGGTGTGGCGCTTTCGTTTGTATTGCTTAAAATTTGGCCGTATGCTATTTCTATGCCGTTTTTATCGGTGTACTTGCCAGGTCTAAACTCTACATTCATAAATACGGGCGTCCCTAGGTAGCTTGTGCCCGCTATTTGGTCCCTGTCCTCGCTTCTTATTGTGCCATAGTCGGGAGTATGTCCGCTTTGCCCTGTTTGTTGCGTGCTGTAAAGCTTTGTTTTTATTGCTTGCAGTCCAAACCCTTTTAAAATTAAAGAGGGCTTTACCTTTGGAAATTGGGCCGCCATTTCGTTGGGAAAATCTATAAAGCCTATGCCTGTTTTAAATTTGCTCATAATTAAACCCCCGCTATATTGTTAACATTATTTACGGCGCTAAAAAGTGCTTGTGCTACTTGGTCCTTAATTTGTCCCGTTAAGTCGTCCACGTTTGCCGCTGTAATATTCATATTTTCAATTAATTTTCCAATGTCTATATTAATATGGGTAGGGCGTCCGCTTTTTATACCGTCTACGCTCGTGCTGGCCGCCTTTGTTCCTCCTGTTGCTGTAGGTGTCCCCGTTTTACCCTTTGGGGCGAAACGTGCCAAGCTTTTAGAAACGTTAAATACTTCCAATTGCGTGGGCTTATTAGGATTAGCAGCCGCCCCCGCTTGGCCTATTTGATTAACCGCTCCACTTAATAAAGAAGCGGGAGTAATATTTTTATTCATGATATTACTAAACGTTTGAGCCGCTTTCTCGCCCGCTGTGGCGTAAGTTTTTACGCCCTTGGCTATTTGCTCCTTATCCAAGCTAAAAGCGCCCATCATAATGTCTTTAAGCCCTAAAAAACGTAATCTAAGGTTTTCCACTACCAAAGCAATGGAGGCAAAAAGGAATTTGAATATTTTAATAATAATTCTAACGCTTAACTGTGAGGTTTTAATTACGGAAGTGAAAACGCTTACAACTACCTTTGAAAAAATCTTTATTGCTGGTAAAATAAATTTAAAGGCTTTTCCTATTCCTATAATTACACCCCTAAAAACATTTGCCGCTGTGGCGTTAGTTTTAAAACCGCCTGTTAACGCGCTAAAGATTTCAGTAAAAGCCTCTTTATAAACGTTAAAAATATTAATAATTGGCTTTACGATATTGTCTATAATAAATTTTTTATGTCTTGAAAAAAAGTTCATAAGCTTAGTTATCGAGCTCATGACTTTATTTAATATTGGAAGAATTAATTTTCCTAATCGGAGCTTTAACTCTATCCACATATTGTTAAAACGGTTTAATTGTGCCTGGCTACTATTCAAAGCCTTTGGAAGGTCCCCCGCGAAAGTTCTTTTTAATTCAGCCGCAAATTTTGGGAGAAAGTCCTCAGACATTAGTTTTCCGTCTGCCATTAACTTCATTAACTCGGCCTTAGTTTTACCCATAGACCTAGCGGCTATCCCCAAAGCGCCTGGGAGTCTCTCCCCAAGTTGCCCGTTTAATTCCTCAGCCGAGACTTTCCCTTTGGACATCATTTGGCCAAGGGCTAAAAATGTTCCTTTTGTTTGTTCAGCACTTAGCCCCATCACTGTGGCCGCGCCAGCTACAGACTCGAAAACCTCAAGAGTTCCCGCCCCTTCCATAGATGTACCCATAAAAGAGCCCGCCAAAGTTTTAAAACCTTCCATACTTTCCAGTAATGGCAGCCCTAAGCTTTTGGCCCTATCTCTTAAAAAGGCTATGTTTTGCGCTCCCTTTTGAGCGGAGCCACTCGCCGCGTTAATTGCATTAGTTAACCCCTCAAAGTTACGGGCTAAAGTTACAGACTCGCCAGCTATTGAAAAGGCTTTCATGGCTGCCGCTGCTAAGGCTATTTGTGGAACTAATTTAGTAAATCCACCCGCTAACATTCCCAAGCCTTTGGAGCTTTTACCAACGGAGCCCCTAGTTTTACCCATTTGCTTATCTAGCCCCATAGAGGAGCTTATGGCTTGTTTTAGGCCAGGGCTAAGCTTGTCATTTAATTCTATAGTGTAAATGGCCTTATCACTCATATAGTAAATATATAAAAAAGGGGCGTTGAAAGCCCCTCTTAGTCCGTGTTTTTATACTTGCTGTTTTCCATTTCAATAACCCAAGTTAATTGGGCTGCAAGCTTATAATATTGGTCGTCTGTTAACTTGTCGGGGTCTACCTTAAAATGATAACGTAATAAAGCGCCCATTTGTTCAAGTTCGCTATTTTTTACCTCCTGTAAATAGACGTCTATTTTTGACTTAAAAAATGACTCGCCAAATTTAAAGGGGTTTAATTCATTGGCTGCGCTAAGGTTTACCGTTTCGGCTATTTCTACAGCCTCGTTACGTTTCCCGTTTTAACGCTTATTATGTCGGCCATAAGCTCGCCCGCGCTTCTCATAGCGTCAAAGTCTGCTATTATAGCCTCGGGGTCGCCTTGGATAGTTAAGGACCTTAAAAAGAACTCTAGGCCTTGCATTTCATTTTTTTGTAAAATTTTACTTCCAGCGTCAAACTCCCGGCGGCCTACTTTTTTAACTATTAAGTCCATTTGCTCCCCGTCGCTCATTGGAATTTCGAGTTTAAAAATAGCCCCGTACTTCTCTTTAAGCTCCTCAATAGATAGCTTTTCATTTTCTTCGTATGCTTTCATGTCGATTAATTTGAATTATTGGTCCAAGATAATAAAAAAAGCCCCTACAAAATAGGGGCTAGTCGAAATTAATCTACCACGCAACGAATGAAAATTTTTAATTATTCCAATCAATATGAGATACCGCGAGTTCTAGGTCTGCCATTACTGAGCTGTCCCCTTCGCTTGCACCTCCTATTGTGTTTTTAAATCTACAGTTCCTTACTACGTCCGTTCGAGGTGTTGACCCCTCGGGTACGTAATTTATTTCTATGTCAAATTCAGGAATATTTTGTAAGCTGTTACCTGGGGCCGCGTCGATTAGTGCCGAAAGTTCAGCCCTATCGATTGTTATTTTTGCCTCGTGCTCAATTTTCCCTAGTCCTCGGCTTACTGGGAAACGCCCAGCGCCGTAATTTTCCGTAATTTCTTGGGCTTGGCTATACTCTACCGATGTAATGCCAGCCACGGGAACGCCTAAAACAGTTACTATGATGTCAGCGTAACTATATGCCTGTCCGTTAATTAATGGGGGGTTGTCTGCTAGTGCCATGTCTTAAATTTTTTAAAGTTTTGGAACAAATCCAATATTAATAACTATTTCCCTAGCCACTCCCACGGGTACAATTTTAACAGTTAGCTCCAATTTGGATGTGCTAACAACGTTTTGCGCCGCGTTAATAATAACCTCGTAGGCGCTTAACTCTCTATCTGTCTCCATTTGTCCTAGGCCTTTCTCCGCTAAAGCTTTGAAAGTTGCCACAGTGTCGGGCCTTAAAGTTCCGTCAGTGTTTACTCTTAACGGGCTCCCTAATTTTGGAAGAATAAATAACCTTAAAAGCCTTTTAGCTTTGTCGATTGTTCTATTATTTTCTATGGTTGCCAGGTCGCTAGTAGTTGCCACAGAGGTGTAACTATCGTTATTGAAAGTTCCTGTTAATCCTATTTCTTTAACTAAGAATAAATAACCCTTGTCGTCTAAAGCCTCTCTTTGTGCCACTGAGGTAGTTAAAAAAGCGTTACCATTTGCAAAGGCTACAACGTCAAACTCTGTTCCGTCTGTTACCATTGGGAAGTTTTCAATATAACTTATTGACTCGTTAACGTTTGCCGCTGCTACAGCTCCAAGCTTAGCGCCTAGGTCTGTAATAGAGTAAGACTTTGAAGCGTAAAGAGCCGCGCCCTTTCCGTTTCCGTCTTGTCCAATACATACCGAAACATTTGGAGCGGTTAAAGTTCTTAAAGTTGCTAAGGTTGAAAGGTCGGAAACTCCCGAAATGTCAGCCCCATAAAGCACGTTTAAAAACTTGTATTCCGCTTGTAGTTCTGTAACTCTTGACTGTATCGCTGTTACTTGAGTAGCTGAATAGGCCGAGTTTATAAAATAAACCGCCATTTGTCTTATTTCTCCTATTAATGCGTCTTGTAAGGTTTTAACCTCCAAAAATGAAGGAGTGCCCGCTGGGACTGCAAAGTAACCAATTGAAAGCTGGCCCGATGGTTGCTTTTCAAAAAATTGGCTTATGTGGTACCATTCTACCGCGTGGGCTGCCGTTCCTTCGACAATTCCCAAGGCTTCGGCCTCTTCTAAACTAAAAACCGTTTTAATACGGTCACTAGCTGAAAAACCCGAGGGTAAAGTATTATTATAGTAAACTATCCCCGATTTGTGGTCACTACTCGCTAAAGGAGTGCCCAGGCCCGCGCTGTTTACGTTAAAAGTTAGCTTATTTAGTGCCATTTTTTACTTTTTTTGTGGGTTGTTTGTACTCTGTTATTTCTTGCATAGTTTTAACGCTATGGCTAACCGCAAAGGACTTTTGTATAAATATGCAGCCGTCGGGCGTGGAATAAACCACGCCCCCAGGCTTACAATATTCTAAAGCTTTCGCTTTTAGTTCCTTTTTAGTCATTTTTTAAACTCCTTGAATAAGTGAGTAAACCCCCTTTTCATCAGTTCTTCCAGCCGTTCCCCCCGCTCTTACAAGACCGTTGAAAATAGACCCTAAATACATAGGCGAATCGATGTCAGAAAATAACTTAATAGACCCCTCCGCTCTTCTTACGTAAGAATCGGACCAACCTAAAATACTAAGTTTATCCGTTGCCGCTGCCGTTGCTCCGACTGCTTTTTTTACGTTTGAGTTATTGAAAATAGTATTTCGAGACCTTTTAAAAACTTTCATTCCGAAAATTTCCCCAATTTGTCCGTCCACTACTGGCTTTCTGTTTACATAGTCAAAGTTAATGAAGGACTCAATGTTTAAAAGCTCCTCATACTGTGACGCTGAGATTAAAATGTTTCTTTCGTCTGCTAAGCAGTCGTCTTTGTCAAACATAACAGCCAATTTTGCTAAATCCGCTCTTACAAGTCCCTTTCTGTTTCCTGTTGCCGATGGTGCCGCCGCTGGTACGTTTGCCCCTGTTGTGAAAATCTTATTTGAAGCCGCTGTAACCGCCCAAATAGCCGCCATCTCGTCTGCTATTCTAGTATTTAAGGCCTTTACATGGTCTTTAATAATATCCTGTCTTTTGTTGTAGTTAGTTACTGCCTCGTTAACGTCCTCAATATGGATTGGGTTTGTTGCGAATGCGTCAACGTTGTACTCTAATACGTCGTCCGTTCTTTGAGAAACAGACAAAGGAAAAGAACTTGGGTTCTTTACTACTGTTGGGGAAGCCCCAGCCTGTGGCACTTGTACTACTCCAAATTGAGAGGAAACGTTTGCATCAAGTTTTGATTGCTTGTAAAATTCGTTTACAGGAAATAAGTTTTCTTGTATTTCTTTGCTAAAAAGCTTTGTGATTTGTTCAGCCATTTTAAAAAGTATTTAATAGTTGTTTTATTTATTTAATATAATCGTTTAAAAGGTCCTCGAATTTTTCGGGGCTTTCGTTTTTCATTTTTTCTAAGTCTTTAGGCGCGTCCTGGCTCCACTGTTGAAAGTCCCACTCTTTGCGGTTTTCCGACTCCTCAGCCTTAAACTCGTTTTCGATTGCCTCAGCCTTTGGGCTAGTTCCTAAACCGCTTAAAAGTTCTTTTGTGCTGTTAAGGTCGTTTTTTGCCATTTCCAACCACTTAGCTGTTAAGTCGTTGTTAAGCTTCCCGCTTTTTACTGCCTCGTTAATTAACGCCTCAGCCGCCGCCGTTTTTAGTTCTGTAACCTCTAAAGCTTTCGCCTCTAGTGTTTCGGTTAACTCTTTTAATTTGTCGGTTTTTTCTGTTACTTCGTTTTCCAAAGTTAAAACCTTTTCGGCGTTGTTTTTAAGCTCCTCTAGGGACTTTAAAACGGCCTCCTCGTTAGCTGAGTTTTCCAGCCCTAAAAAAGAAACTACTTTCTCCATTTTGTTAGTTTTTATATTTATAAAATTGTTAGCCATTTCGTAAAGCTCGTCTAATGAGTTCGAAAGGTCTAATTTAATACTCGTTTGTGTTGACTCGATACGGTCAAAAAATCCAAGGTTTAAAGCCTCAACAGCCGTGAAAAGGTTTTCACTGTTTAAAAGCTTTTCGGCCTCCTCGTCTGTTATATATGCCTTACTTTTTAATATTGTTTTTAGGCTGCCCCTCATAATTCCAATTAAAGCGGCGTCGGCTTTCTGTCCCGCTGGTGCCTGTGGTCCGTGAGTGTGAAATAGTCCATAGTCTAAAATCACTCTTTCGTCTCCCGCTTGGCTTATCATTCCCGCCATACTTGCCGCTATCCCTATAACTCGGGTCGTGGTCTTTCCTGGATAGTCCTTAATACTTTGGTAAATACTAAAGCCCTCTTTTATATTCCCCCCTTTACTATTTATGTCAATAACAACCTCTTGGACTCCGTTAGCTGCAAGAAATTCCATTTCCTTAGCGAATTGGTCCCCATTAATTCCTTTAACTGGGTCGGCGTTAATTGGGCGCCTTACGCTCATTTTCGCAGCCGTTTGGCCAGGTGTAAAATTATTAATATAAGTAAAGTCGTGAAACATAAAAGTAATAATAGTTAAATTAGTGCAAATAAGGGGACTAAATACTATTTAGTTGGTCCATAATAAACCAATAAAAAATGAGTGTTAAAAAAGAAATAAAAGTATGGCTCCACGGGCGGCGGCGTATGCTATTTGATAGGGCAAAGAAAAAAAGGGACGTTTCTAACGCGGCCCTTTTACGTGATATTATAGATTTTTATTTTGAAAACAACCCCAATATTAAGGGGTGACATCTAAAAATTTATCGTTATAAGTAAAGCTTTTATTGTAACAGTTACTTACGCTCAAACATAAAGTATTATTAAAATATAGTGTTACGTCTAAACCTGTCGGCCAGTTGGCGGCGTCTATAGTAAAGGCTCTTACAAGTCCAGCCCCGTCAATAGAACAAACAAAATTGTAAACTTTTGCGTTTGACGATTTTCCTGTAACAGGAAAGTAAAAAATTTTGTTTGAATCGTTATTGTGATTCGATAGAGTACAAACGTCTACAGGAACAAATCCACCCGAGAACGCTTTAATTACTGAGCCAGTAATAAAAAAGCTCCCGTCGGGGTTTACCTTGCCGCCCAATTCTCTTAAACCGTCATTTGTGCCGGCCAAAGCCCAGCCCGTGGCTAGTGTGGCGTCTTGAAAGGCCGTGTAATTATTTTCTTTTCCTATTGCTCCCACGCTTAAAGCCGCGTCTATAGTACACCGTCTTTCTGCAAAATTGGCGTTTGGGCCTGTTTGTTGGGCGCCCGCTGTTATTACTACATACTCTTTGGTTAAATCTGCCGTGGCTAATGGCTCGGGTAAGGGGGTATTTCCGGCCCAATCAGACTGAAAAACTTCGACTTCTCGCTCCACTAAAAACTCTTTGTTTGCACCGTCAGAAAAAACGCGGGACTCCGTTAATAAAGCCCCTTTACGCAAATAAAATACAGCCAAAATACTGTTACTAACGTTGTATGTAGCCCCAGGGAAATAACATATCTCTCCTTCACTTAAAATATAACCCTCGCTTAGTGTTACCGTACCGGCACCACCGCCGCCGGTGGTGTTGTTTATATACGTACAACCCGCCAAAATAATGCCAAATGAGTGCATATCTTCGACGGGGTTTGACCCTCTGTAATACGCCATATTACCAAGCCTACGCCTTAAACCCTCTTGAAAGTTTATAGCGTCGGCCTTAGCGTTTTGCTGTAACCGCACAAAGTCGTTAGCGAATAGCGGAGCCCCTCCCGTGTCAGTTTTTCCGCTTATGTTTTTAAGGTCTTTTTGTTTTGTTTTATAATTAGCCATTTTAGTATGATATTATTATATAGTTTGTTGAATATGGTCTTAGTCTGTCCACCTCTGCCGCTATTTTTGCCTCTCCTTGGGCGTTATAAGTTGCCGATGGTACGTAAACTTTAAACTCGTTGTTTGTGTTTCCCTCCGTCGTGTTAAATAAAAACACTCCTGGCTGGCTTTCGTTGCTATTGTAAAAAGTAACCGCTGGGTAGCCCTCTGTTTCATTAAATAAAGTAATGGGGGCGACGTCGTCCCCCGAGTTGTCAATATAAATAAACGGTAACGAAACAATGTTAAAAGTCTCGTTTAAAACCGCTTCCATGACTACCTTTTGGCCGTTGTGCTTGCTCCGTGCTATTACGTCGGGTCTGTAAGTGATAAACACCTCATTGTGTAAATTTTGTTCGGGTGTTAATAGTGCTTTTTGCCATGAGTTTTGGACCGTGCCCCGCTTGTCGGGTGGTAAAAACTCATTCGCAAATATTGAATAATCTAGGCTGTAAATACTCATATTTTTAGCTTTCTAGTGTCATGGTTATAGTATCGTTGTACGTGCTTCCCGCCGTGTCCTCTTGGATTATATAGCCCGCCGCTGTAATATATGTTCTTTGGACTGTTACAACCGCCCCTGTTAAAGGTATGGAGCTAGGCCGAGCGGTTAACACTACGTTAAGGGTGTCCACTCCTGTAACCCCTGTAACTGCTTGTATGGCGTTAATTAGTTCCTCCCTTACTATTGTGCCGTCAAACTCTGTAACTGAAATACTCGATAAATAAGCCTCTATAGCCGTTATAACCGCCGCTTTCACCGTTGATTCTACAAATTGACCGTTATAAAAAATAGTCCCTTGGAACTTTAGGCGGTCAGCGAATAGGCTCGAGGTGTCAATAGCAATACCCACAAAGCCGATGGCGTCCAAATAGCTTACTAAGGCGCTTACTTCTTGAGCTGCCAAAGGTGTGAGGCCGCCGCTGCCGTCGTCCTTAGCCACTTTTACTAAAACTCTGTTGTTTACTTGCTCCACTACTGCCGCGCGTGTTACAATGCGTAAGGCGGTGTTAATAGTTGAATAAGAGGCCTTACCGTCAATTACGCTAATTACTTGGGGGTTCGTGGCGCTATATTGAAACTCTAAAACTCGCTTTTGTAGCCAGTCCGCCGTTCCTGGTACTGCGTCCCGTGCAATTTGTTCTAGTTCAGCCTTAAAAATGTCCCAAAGTTGCTCCTGGGTTTCTATGGCTCCCGCAATAATTCGGGACCAAAGCCGCCAAATGGCCACAGCACTGGGGCTGTTAAGGCTGTTTAAATTTGAGTCGGCTGTTTTTGCCGCTATTATTTCGTTTTGTATTGTTGTTATACTTCTAGCCATTATCATTTACATTTTTAGCCGTTCTTATTCCTTGTTTAGTTGCCGAGTTAATAACTACCTCGTCCGTAATGTCTAAGGCCGTTATTTGATGGGTTACCCCTCCACCGTCTACATATTTAGTATCGTCTATTAGGTCCGTGGTGTAATCTTGCATAAATACATAATAATTGGTCCTGTCCTCGTCCATTTCTTCAAATCTTCTTTTGAAGGTATTAAATCCATTTGACTTATACCCTTGAAAAGCTTTGTAAACCTTTTGTTTTAGGTCCAATAAATCTAAAACCGTGGTGCTATTGGAAGCCCTCCCCTTCGTTATGCTTTTAGCTATGTAAAACCTAATTTTAAGCTCGTTAGTTTTTTGAACTCCCGCCCCATTGTCTGAATAGTCCACGCCCTCGGGGAAGCTTATATATAAAGCTGGAAATTTAACAAGGTCTTTTAAACCTATCTCGGCTTTGTTAAAGTCGTCATTAAATAAAGCCACGGTTTTAAACTCGGGGAGCTCTGCCCCGACTTTTGTTATAATATCCTCAATTAAAAATCTATACATTACTTAAAGCCTTTTTTTATTGTTTTCTTTAATAATATAACTATTCTTTTGTCGGTGGTGTGGCTTGGTCCTAAAAATTGGCGCTTTGGCATAATAAAGCCCTTTCCTCGTCCAGCTTTTAAGCCGTAATTGTGTACTCCCGCGTAAACTGCCGCCTTACCTTTGGAGCCTACTGTTACCCTCTTACTGCTTACACTTATACGCCTAATACTTTTTTTAAGCATGCTGCTTTTAACAAGGATAGCGCGGCCAGGGTCGGGCTTTTTTCTAGGCTTCCACCGTTTTACGCTCCTATCCATAAAACCCTGTCGCCTAAAGTTGTCCTTAGCCTCATTTATGGCAATATTCCCCACTTTAACCATAAAGCCCCTAAAAAGCTTTACCACGGCCCTAGCGTCGTCCTTTATTGCTCTACTGAGTGGGTCTTTTCCGCTGTAGGTTGCCATTTAGTCAATATATATTAATTCGCCGCCGTCCATGGTTGTAAAATCTTCTTTTACTTCTACGATTCGCCCGTTTGCTTTATTAACTTTGTTATAAATATCTGTTATATCAAACTGTTGGCTCCATTTAAAAGGGTTTTCCGCGTTAGGGTGTTTTTTTAAATACTCCTTTTGTAGTTTTATAACTTTGTCGTCGTATCTATCCATTATTTTAAAATTTTATCAAAATATTTAATACCTTTTTTATACGTTTCGGGTAAATACTTTTTAAAATATTCATTACCCACGAAATAATTTTCACTTAAATGGGCAAAAAGTTCCATGCCCTCCATTTCTTTATAATATTTTTTTGTGTGTCCCTCGCCAAAGCGCCCCTTTGTTAAATCTCCTAATGTGTCCATAAAAGCGCCCCATTTTTCCGCGTCGTCGCTGTTTGTTGTATTTCTATTTATAATATAGTCGTTTTCTATTTTATATAAATATTCGCCTTGTTTTTTACCACTTATGTTTTTAAATTCCTTTTTAGCAAAATTGTAAAGCTCCCTAAATTCGTCGCTCATGTAATTACCATAACTTACAATATTTTTATTAAAGTGTATACCGTGGCCCATTTCGTGGGCTATTATTTTAGTCTTGTAATAGTCGCCTTTTGACCATCTCCTTGTCCCTCTACCTAATCTTATTTTAAACTCAAAGGGTCTATATTGTCCGCTTCCTATTGTTTTATCTATTGTTACCTTATTGTTAAAGTTTTTAAACAGTATATCGGGTATTTTTTGGCCTGTAAAATCCTCAAAAGTTTTTTGTTGTTCTAACGCGTCGCCTGTTAAAGTCCCATGCTCCCATTTGCCCCTATAACCTTTTAACTCCTTAAAAACGTCCTCCGCTGGGGTCAATAGTTGAGCCTCCTTTGGAATAGGTAAACCAAAATTATTGTCTTTAAGCTCCTTAAATTGGTCCTCCACTATAAAATATGGGTGCTCGGGACCGAATAAAACTTTTTTCTTACCGACGTTTATTTGCATACTTGGCGGTACGTCGGGCAGCTTAACGCCTCCCAGCTTTGTGGCCTCCTCGTCCTCGTCCTCCTGTAAAACTTCACACCTACAGCGCCAGCCGTTTGGTGGGTAGTAAGTGTCCCAAAAAGGGTCGTTCACGGGGCGCGTAACGCCGTCTAGTGGTCTATGGTCTTGCCTTACTCGCTCGTCCCCTACTGTTTGGTATCTTAACAAAGGTAGTACATCTTTGTCCTCCTCGATGTCTTGCCACTTGCTGGCCATGGTTGCGGAGTTCTCAGCTTGGAATATTTCCGTTTTTAAATATGTTTCGTTAAAGTCGTCGAATATTTCCCGAGCTTTCGCCTCGTACTCTTTAAACGGTACGCGGCGCCCTTGGTTGTCAGCTATGAAGTCGCTCATTAGTCGTACTTCTTGGAAGGTCTTAGCCCCGCTAAACACATGGGCGTTGTGCTTTAAGCTTCTTAAAAAATCTTTGTCGTATGTGTCGGCGGCTTTGCCTACAGCTCGTAGGCCTTTGTCCATTCCCTTGGTTAACTCCTTAGCAATCCTAAAATAAACACTTTCGGGGAGGTTTTCGGCGGTGTATTTCCCACTGTAAACCCCGTTTATCATATCATTAATTGTAACATCGTCCCAATTGATTGGCGGGACGTCCTCGTCTCCTAAGTTGTCCAGGTCGTGGCTTACTCCTCCACAGACGCCACAAAATGGCTCATTACCTAATATGGAAAGGGCTTTTTTTTTTACCTCTAAAGAGTTTGATAAATTTTCGGGCTCGGCCTCCTGGTCCTCTACCTCCTCCAGTGGTACGCCGTAGGTTTCTGTTATATAGTCCGCCGGTACGTTATACTTCCCCGTTTGTATTAACTTAATATCTCTCTCGAACTGTTCGGCCTTGCTTATTTTTTCGGCGTCGTCCCATTTCCAGTAGCCTGTGACATTAAAGCCGTGGTATTTATTAAGCCATGGTATTAAATCATTGTTTACTATCTCTTGAATGAATAAGCTATCGTCTTTATCTATAGCGCCTAAAGTTCTTTCGTGTACTTCTGCTTGGCTTCTTGAGCTGCCCGCGTCCATTACCATGGTAGAGCCTAAAATTAGCTTACTTACTTCGCTATTGGCTCGCTCTATTAATTTGTCGTAAACCTCGTAGGCGTCCGTTTTTTTGTCTCCTATAAACTCGAGCTCGTCGTCGTGGCTGAAAACTCCGTAAGCGTTTCGGCCCATGTTTTCCAGCATGAAGTACATGTTTTCCCTTAGGTCGTCGTTTCTTATGTCAGTTTTCCCAAGCCTAAACGGAGCCCCGAAAAGCTCGCAAAACTCAGCCCAAGCGCCTTGGGTGGTCTTTTTATATATCATCATAGGCGCCGCCTTAGCTAATAGTCCCAAGTCGTCCCCTCGTTTTCCTACAAATTGAGTCCAAGCGGCATATTTACCCGTTTTAATTGGTACTGTAGGGGTATTACTATATGGGCTTTGTCTTACCGCCATTTTTTGCGGATATACATACTCTCTAGGCACTAACTTAATATAGTCAAAGCCCTTGCCTACTCGGTCTCCGAATTGGATAACTGAGTAACCAAAAAAGCGGCTGTCTAATGAGTATTTTATATAGTCCCTAAACCAAAGCGAGTTAAAAATGTCGCTTTCCTCGGGTATATTTTGCCCCTCCTCATCACAAATTTTGTAGTCTTTGGATAGTGTCCGGCTTTTGCGGGTTTCCATGGCCGCCGTTAAGTGAGGGTCTAAAACTAAATCGTTGTAAACTGTTATTAGTCCCGCCGTTTGTGGGTTGTTGGTGTCCTCCCAACTATCTAGGCCGTTTTTCCAGTCGCTTATTTCTTGGCCAAATCTACTAAGCTGGGTTTTTACAACCTTGCTCATAATGTCGCGGGCCTTTCTCATGTCCACGGCGTTAGTTTTTTCCTTCTTACTTAAAAAATCAAATAAACCCATTTTTAATAATTTTGATTCCCTTTTTTCGTTTGACTTCCCCAACGCAATGGCCATCCCTTCTCTTTTGTTTCGTCTACCGTTGTTAAATCTACGTTTAATTTGCCTTTATAAACGTCGTCTAACCACTTTTCAGCCTCTTGGTGGGCGAACTCTCGGCCCTCGGGTAATACGTCAATTTGTACCCTTTGGAATAAGTAAAAAATAGATAAGCTAATACAGCATTTCATTAAAGACCGCTGGCGGTTAGTGCCTGTTTTTGCGAACTCAGTAACCATATTAAAACGCGGGCTAATTTTTTCAACTATTCGCTCCTCGGCGTCCTTAATTGCCTCCTCTACTATTGTGTCGGTGCTGTCCGTTAGTTGGTCGATTGTTTCAACCTCTAAATATCTGCTTATGTCTGTTTTAAAAATAAAAGCCATTTTTTTAATAAGATTTGCGGCGTACCCTAGACCCAAATATAGGTTTTTTATCTATTCCACCCCCTATAAAGTCCAAATATTGAGACTTTAAAACCTCGATGTGTAGATAGTCGTTAGCGTCCGAGGTATGGCCGTACCGCTCAAAGCTTACGCCTGTGGCCTTGTCCCTCTCTTTTTTCTTGTGTTTCGTCCCGTCGGCGTCCTCTTGTAGGTTTAAATAGTCCCCCACTGAGTTACTACAGTTATCCCCTATTACTATATTAACGCCCTTTATGTTACCCGCTAGAACTTGGCTTATAAACTCGCCCCGACTTTTTACCCCTGGGTTTTGTGAAGGTAGCCGAGTGGATGGCCTAAACTCTTTAAGGTAGTTAGCGCAAAGTGTGAAGAAATTTTCGCCCTTCTCAAGCTTGCTGTCTTGCTTCTTGCTCGTCCTATCCCCATAAATATAAACCCCCTCTTTATGTCCTCGGTAACGGCTAATAAACTCCTCGCAAGTAGCCCTTAGCGTGTTCCTGGGCGTTAAAAGTGTTATTTCGTCTATTTGTTTTATAGTTATTTCTTTGTCCTCCTGGTGGACCTGGTGGACTGTTAGCGTTAAATATGGGTTAACGTTTTCATCCAGGCTAATGTGGAGCGCTTGCCCCTTGTCGTATTCTAGGGCCTTAGTGTGTAAAACCCTGTCGAATGTTTTATAAAATCGGCTGCCTAATTCCCTATTTCCCCACTCTCCAAGCGCCCAAACAGTGTAATAATATGGGTCTGTCCTTTTAAAGTCCTCATAGTATGCTTTCGTTATTGCTGGGAGGTGTGGGTTATCCTTGAAAGTGCTGTGAATGACACTATAATTATAGTCTATAAACTCCTTTTGTCCGTTAATATCCACCTCCACGGTAACAGTGGAGCGGAACGTTTTACCCGTGTGGCCCTTAAAAAACTTTTTATAGATCCAAAAATCTGAATAATTAGGCGTATCGGCCTCGGGGTTAAAAGAAAAAATTTCCTGTAGATAGTCGGCCTTTGTGCTCCTTATTGTCGTGGTAACAGTATTAAAGTCCTCCTCGCTCATGTCGTTTCCCTCTTCGTACCATACAAAAGTTGGGTTATCGACCCCCTTTATTTTGTCGGCCTTATCCAGGCCCCGAGCTATTACCTTATTGCCATTTATGCACGTAATAGAAAGCGGGGAGGTGCGAAAAGTAAAGAGGCTGTTTAGGCCCATTTCTTCGACTTGGTTTTTTATTCCCTCGAATTGACTGTCTTTAATAGTATCGTAGACCTTCCGCACTAATATGCCCTTAAAATAGGGCGCCGTTAATAGCCTAACTATTATTTTTTTAATAGTGCTGTCAGTTTTCCCCGAGCCTCGCCCTCCATACTGTAAAATATAGCGGTCTTGGTTGTCCAGGAGCTCAGAAAATGGTTCGTTTACCATTTCGGCCCAAGCGGGAAAATTTACCGTTACAGCCATTTATTTGGATTTATTACCCATTATAACATTAATTAAGGCTTTGCCGCTGTCGTCTCCGTTAAAAGCTCCCGTATGTCGTGCCAGCATTTCAAGCGCCTTTAATTTGTCTTTTGCCTCTAGGTCGAAGGCGTCCGCCGAGCCGTCCACGTTAAAGGCAAATTTCGCTAGCTCCTTCACTACTCGGTCCGCTGTTATCTCTGTTCTTTTGTTCCTAGACTCCATTAGGCGCTTGATTTCTTTTTGAATGTTTGGTTTTGATAGGTTTTCACAACCTTGGTTTCTAGCTGTTTTTTTACTATACCCCGCATCGATTGCGGCCCGTGTGGCGTTAAAGTCTTTTAAATACTCTTTGCAAAAAATTTTTTGCTTGTCTGTTAGTTTTGCCATAATTACTAAAATAAAAAAAATAATAACAGTCGTTAAAAGCAAGCCCAAAAAAGGCCAGCTTTTAGCTTGGTGTTATAATTTCAAATAATCACTTATAATTTTCGCCGCGTCCTCGGCATTATCTGCCCATTTTACTAAGTTGCCCGACTTCTTTAAGCGGTCCATTTGCTTAACTTGCTCGGGCCTTGGTTTCTCCCCTGGTTTCTTTAACTCGATGTAAAGCGCTCCATGGCCTCCTTTTGGTACGGCTAAGGTTAAATCCGGGTTTCCCTTCATTAATCCCAAGGCTACAAGCTGAGCCCCGTTAATTTGGTTTCTTGGGTTATTGTAGTTGTGGTATAAAAGCCCCCTATATTGTTTATAGGTCGCCCAAAACCATTTTACTACAGCGGCCTGGTGCTGGCTTTCGCTCTTATACTTATTATTTTCTAGCTTAAAGGTCATTTTTAACATTAAAATAGTGTACTTATTAACAAAAAAAAAGGGGTTACAGAGTCAAAAAAAGTCTGTAACCGCTCTAAACCTTTACCGTGTGGGGCTCTAGGGCCTTAACTAGGGTGAGAAGTTACAGAGTTACAGACCTTTCCTATATGACCCCTATACTAATATAAAAAAAACACACTACGCTGTAAAAAAAAAACATTAATAACCCTTTATAGGGAAAAGTCTGTAACTCTGTAACCACCTCTGTATATGTTTGAGGCTTAGACGGTTACACGGTTACAACCACCTTGTAACCTCTGTAACCTCTGTAACCTTAACACCTTGAAAACTAAAGCTTTAACTTTTTACCCCCTTAGAAGGGGCTTTCGTCATTTTCTTTTTTGCCTTCATTTTTATACAATTCGGCGCTTCTTTGTTCGTTGCTCATTTTTACAACTTGGTAACACCTTTGTGTTTTCCCCGCCACTTTTACAACTTTTTGTTGAAAACCTAAACTTTTTAGCTCCTGGCTCATTTTCCACTGGTTTAATTTTGCCCCTCCTGTAAGTTGGTCATCGATGTAAGTTTGTATCTGAGTGGCAGTAAAAAACTCCACGACGTCGCTGGATTGTTTAAATTCCGGTGTCTTAAAAAATTGGGTAATTAGTTCCCTTTCTCTGTTTATGGTTTCAAAGCTTTTAGTATTTCTATTTAAAAGTCCTATTTCCTCTTTTGTTAACGTATGGCTGTACCCCTCTTTGTATAGGTGGTACACCTCCATAAATAAAGCCATTTTATCAATTTTATTGTATAGTCCATGGTTTAGGCCCTTTACATTAATGGGTATCACTCGGCGGTTTCCTGTGGGGTCGTTTAAGATACTTTCATCGTTTGTAGTGCCCCCCAAAACTGCAAGCCTTGAAAGGGTTACATTTTTACGCCCGTAGGGCTCCCTAAGTGTAAAATGGGCTTTACTTGTTAGCTCCTTTAATCTCTTGGCCTCTTGCTTACTTTTGCCGCCCATTTCATCGTCTATAATTAACAGCTTTTGAGTCATCAAAATTTCATCGTCTTTTCCAGCGTCCAGCTTACTTTCAGCATAGTATTTTTTTAATCCCTCGGGGAGTAACCGCCTAAAAAACTCGGTTTTCCCGGTCCCTTGTCCTCCGCAAAAAACTAAAACTAACGGGCTATGATTACCAAAGGCAGCCCCAACAATCCCCAGGAGCCATTTAGTAACAAAAATATACTTATAGGAAGGGTTAAGGTCGTTTATTCCCGTGTCGGTGTCTATTACCTCGCAAAGCTTTTGTATATTTCCGTCGGGTCTTAGGTGCTCATTGTTTATAAAAAAGTCCCTTAGCGGGTTATAATTAGGCGTAAAATCTGAGCCTATTAACTTGTCCACCACGTCAAAACTAACCTTTTCACTTATTAGCCGCTTAGCTTGTAGCCATACCGAATTAATAAAAACAGTGTCCACCTCTTCGCCGTTGTTCTCCACGTATCTGTTAACCTCGTTTCGCTTTAAATTATAGTCGTTCTTTAAAAATATTTCTATTTGCTCCAAGGTCGTAAGCTCCTCGCTCAGTCTTAGGTCTGTTTTAGAGTCGTAAACCTTGTTTACTATCTCTTTAACCTGGTCCCCTTTTAGTTGGTCAACCTCCTCGAGTAGTTTAATTACGTCCTCGCGCTTACGTGCTCCACGCTTCCCCATTTTACTAACCGCCGTAATGTGTTTAGTCTCGGGGCTTACAAGATCCAAATTTGCCTCCTTAGCGTAATAAAATAAAGTCGCCATTTGTACCCCCGAACCCTTAGACCTTAAACAGTGGTCATATTGGCGGTTACAAACGTCGCTTTTATATTTATCACTATAATAGCTAATTGCGTGGTAATAGTCGCGCCCTACTTCTCCATACTCTGAGGCTATGGCAAAGCCAATTTCTAGCCAAACGTTATAGCTGCTTTTTGTTATATCTACCCGCCGGTCCTTTATTTGGTCTATAACATAGTCAATGTCTTTTTTACCTGTAATTATTTGGGGGAGCTTTTTAACTATGTCCTTCTTTTTAAGGTAACTTTTAAACGTGTCGGCGCTAAAATTAATAAAGGCGTTGGGGTCGTTACTTACATACCTGGGGCGTGTTACGTCCTTACAGCTTTTATCGAGTATTATTTGGTAATTTTCTAAATAGTACCGCTCTAAGGCTAAAAAGCTTTCCAAGTGCTTTGTAGGATGTATTTTAATAAATACCGCAAGGCCAAGCCCGGAGGCGCTTTTAAAAGCTCCGTAAGTGTATTTATCATTTGTTACGTTATCCCAATCTTTTGCCAGGTCGGCGCTGTCGTCAATATCAAGACATAAAAACCCCGAGTGCTGAGCCAGTCCCTCTTTGTTGCGTACCTCGGGGAAGGTCCCCGAAATGGTAACGTAGGGAAGTGTTTTTTCTTTCAGCTCTTTACGTTTCTTTTTGTTCGGTTCGTTGTTTATTGGGTCAATTAGGTGCTTAAAAGTCCCGTGCTTTACATTATTTAAAAATTCGTTTACGCTGGTTTCTCTCTCGGGAGTTCGCGCGTATATCTTTGGAAAAAAGCTTATTTGCATAGTTTAAAATTTTAGGGGGGGTGTAATATAGTATTTTTTTAATTGCCTCTTTTAATTGGTTGGGGCCTCCGTTTCTTCTCTTGCATCTTTAATTGTATGTAAACCCAGTTAGGTTTATAGCCCTTATTTTGCGCGTGTTTCTTTAGCTCCTCTTTACTTGCTGTGTTAGGGTTAAAGACCTTTCCAGCCCCTCGGCTTACATTTTTCAGCCCTTTGGTAACTTCCACAAAGTCAGCCTTTAAAAGTGCTTTTGCTTTTATTTTAAAAAGTTCTCCACACTCAAAACACACGCGGGCGCTGGCGTAATTCATGGCCTCACAGCTTGGGCACAGCTTCACGGGTGCCACGCCGTTACTGTTACGCCGCTTTTTTACTAGCTCCCAGGTTCTAGCGTCTTGCCATAGTCCGTGCTCGTAGACGTTGGCGCCCATGTCGATACACACAAAGTTTTTTTTGTTCTCATGGAGCCTTGAGCCCCTCCCAACCATTTGGAGGTATAGGGGTAGGCTTTTTGTAGCCCTGTTAATAATTACCGCCTCGATGCTTGGCTCGTCGTAGCCTGTTGTTAAGACACTGCAATTAGACAAAATTTTAAAAACCCCTTTGCTAAAGTCCTCCAATATTTGGCGCCTCCTTGCTTTTGGTGTTGAGCCGTCTAGGTGCTCGGATGGGTAGCCCGCCCGCCTAAACTCTTGCACCATGTTTTTTGAGTGCTCTACATTAACGTTAAAAACAAGGGCTTTTTTACCCTCAGCAAATTGGCGGTATTTTTCTACCACTCCCTCGTATAGCTTAGCTTTGTTAAATTTCTCGTATAGCGCGGCGCTGTTGTAGTCGTTCCCCGTTATTTTTACGCTTGAAAAGTCCTCTTTTGCAGCATAGGTAATGCAAGGAACTAAAAACCCACTTTTTAAAAGGTCGTCAATAGTTACAGGCTCTATAATTTTGTCGTATAGTTCGTGCAGGCTAGTTTGTTTCCCTGTCCTCATTGGGGTGGCTGTGGCTCCTATAAAAAGGGGGTTGTA